TCTATGTCCGATAGATCAGTATCCTTACGGAATGGATACAGTTTACTAACCAAGAATCCACCCTGGTTGTCTGTGATATACCGCTCTAACGGCATCTCTTTAATCACGCCACCGGTTCCAATCTCGGTAGTCTTATTCAAGACTTTAAGTAACGCCTCTCTGGTTACCTCCGGGTTGTTCTTCGCCCAGCGTAGTGACTCCACAACAAGGTCAATAGATGCACCCATCAGGCCACCCTCGGCAACATTAGCCAAGCGACCTCTTAATCTTTCTTCTGCACTCGCATCCTCACCTACTTGTGAGTCAAGAAACTGCGTAACAGAGTTATCAATGTCTAGTTCGCGTAAGAATGTAGAGAAATTACCCTCAGTCGGATCAAAGGTGACATCACCGGCAGCACCGGCAGCAGTCAATTTAGTCAGACCCTTTAAGGCCATTCCTCCAGCACTAGCAAACCCGGTCATGAACTGGGTAATATCTCGCGCCAATCCCTCGGCAACAGCATCACCCTCTGGAACAGTCGGTAAGTTGAATGGGATATAACTCTCACCAGTGATCGTTTGACCAATCTCGTCAGCAGTATCTATAAGGCCATTAATTGCATCACCAACACCACCCACAACTGCGCGACCAACAGGATTCTCATAGAGTGGTTTCTTAATAGACTCAACGATCTGTTCGCCTAGCGGTTGTTGTGGCACTGGTGCGCTGTCAGGAGTGTTACTGACTACTGGCACATCATTCCAAACACTAACGCCTAACTGAGCCGCATCAACCCACTCATCGGGTTCCTCGACAGTTTCCTGTGGCATACTCCGCAATGAAACTTGTGCCGGATGAAAGTCGTTTGTGCGTTGTTGCTGTTTGTTTGTGTAACTGGACCAATCTGAATCTGATGGATCAGGGTCATCGAAACTCACCTGGACATCCCAATCGTTATTCTCGGCACTAATGAAATCTTGTTCGCTACTTTCCACTATGAGCCTCTATTGTTTGTTGTGTTGCTTGGTATCGGTCATACGCTACAAGTTCGTCATGATCCTTGTTATATGCCTCCATATCGGCCCCTGATGGGTCTTTGCCAGCAGCTTCGTATGAGCCTTTAAGAGCAGCCTCGGAATCAGGTAGATTCCCCCTCCAATATCCTGGTGTATTCATTCCTGTTTGAATGGGTTGAGTAGATGCCATTTCTATCGCAACATCCATCGGATTTTCACCGGATTGAACTCGCTGGAATAACTCAATGCGCTTTAGTGCGACCGTCTTGCCACTGCCACCCATAAGATTGCCCATCGGGCCAGTAACTCCAAAGGTCTGAGATATTAATGACTCTGCTTTACTATAGGCTGGTCGTTGCGTTGGATCGTTAAACTTACCACTCTCTAGCGTAGTCAATAATTGAGTCAGGTCGGTGTGGTTGATGTCACCATTCTTGACCATCTCATCAATACGAGATGCAATGCCCTCATGACCATGCAGTGCTATATCACGAACTAACTCGGCTAACTCTTGCTCATTACTCTCAGCCTCACCCTCGTCCATGAGTTTAACCAGGCTATTGTATGACTTCTCTGTTATATCGCCATTCGCCAGCGCTGTGCTTAACGCATCATCTGTGAGGGGATCAGGACTTAGTAAGAACCCAATATGATTCTGCGACTGCTGTAGTTTAAGCGCCTCATCAGCCTTATCTGCTTCATCATCTAGGTGGTTGTGATAATTACTTAATTGTTTCTCCATCTTTCCGATTAGCTTGCCATGCTGTTCAGTAGTTAACCCGTAATCGGTTGGGTTGATTTTGTTTCTAAACCCCTCGATGTATTGAAACCCTCGACCGTTCTCAATCTCGCGCGTGAATGAACTGCCAGTAATCAATGCCTCGGTTCTCTGTGCATAGTAGGTGCTGACTATCTCGTCAGCAGTTTCAACTGAGATGCGTAACATCGGATCATCGGAATTACGCCGCGCATTGAGGACAGCAAAGAACTCATTTTCTGCTACAGCAGCACCCTTTAACTCGTCCTCTGTTTCAGCATTACCCCAGGCAAATACCGCATCAGTAGACATTCGCAGCATCCCTTCCTTATGGGATGACTCTGCTTTCTCTATCTCACGTTTTTGCTGTGCTTTCAGCATGGCCTTGTATGGCGCGTCCACATACTGATTAATCTTGCTGTCTGCGAGTCCTTGTAAGACCGGATCAGATACCCCAGCCATTAATCCTTTACGATAACCTCCCACCCTTTCCAGAAATTCTTCTGGTGTATTGGCATCAACTGCGATTTCATTGATCGTCTGATTAGCCTCTAGCGCAATATCTGCACCGTAAGCCGCAACATACGATTCGTTATATTGCTGACCGTAAGTGGTGTATGAAGATAGTCCTGTTTGCAGACCACCCTCATGTTTTTGCCCATCCACCATTCCGGCAATTGATGCTTTCTTCTTGGTTTCAGACTCTAGGAACTTCTGCGCTACTCCACCAATCTTGTCACTGATCTGCCCGACCTGTTGCCATTGGCGCTGGACTTGATTACTGGCTACATCGACAGAGTTGCCAAAGTTGAGTATTGTCTTTTGCTGATAACGTGCCATTACTATTTCCCGAATACTTGACTGTAGGATGGGGAGTTGACTGACCGAACAGATGGTTTTGTTGAGCCAGCACTACCAGCACTTAACCCAGCACCCAACGATGCAAGGCTCCCGATTGCACTGATCCCTGTTGCAGCAGCACCCAAGTAACCAGCGTTCTTGGCTACTTGCCCACCATAAAGGGTCCATGCTTTATTTGTGTCTGTTGTGCCGCGATCCATACTGGCATCGTAAGCGTAATTGCCCATGTCAGATTTCAACATATTCAACTGTGAACCCTCATAGGCCCGAACTCCACCGGCTGCACTCATTGCATTCTGTGATGCCATTGCTTTGAGTAGTTGCTTTCGTCTGGTGATCTCTCGATCTTTGGCTGCAAATTCTTCCTGGTCAGCTTTGGCCTTGGCCGCATTGTCAGCAGCATCACCCTGGGAAATAGATGCGTAAGCGCCAACACCAGCACTAACTGCTGCAACACCAACCGCAATCACTGCTATCTGTGTGGCTGTTAAGGTGAAACTCATTTCACCACCTCTAATACTTTCTTTTTCATTGCTTCAATCTCCGGTCTGCCGGGTTCAGTCAATTCTTCTTCTGCTTGCTCTGGATCAGTTGCATCAGTTGCATGAACTGTGACCCAAATAGAATCTGTGTGTGCGTACCCAGCACGTTTAATGCCTTTGGCCGCTTTGATAATCTTTGGTGCGTGGAGTGTCTGCATACCGTCATCAGTCATCACGGTTATTTCACCCATCATCAGAAAGTTGAGATGGTCACGCTTATGGACCTTACCTGTGAGCGCCACTCCAGCCGGGATAAATATGGCTCTGGCATACATTCCATCGCTGAAATAATGATCCACATCTAAATCCGTCTGAGGATACTGAGCCATCAATTCCTCTAATGCCTCCACATCATCTCTGGTTGTTGCTATCTCGGTCATGCTTCAACCTCTAACGACAATCCCATGAGTAGCATCGGCAAAGGGTCTTTCTGACTAATTGTGATTTGTGCTAATTCGGTCCATCCCATCTTTGAAATCTCTTTAATGCCGGTATAGGGTGTTATCACTGCATCTAAAGCATCACCCAAAAGTCGGTCAGGTAGTAACTCGTCATCAACATAAACACCCAGTGATCCGTGTAAATTGAGAATCGCCCGGACAATGCGTTTTTTCCGCATTAGAATCGGACCGTTCTGAAAATCCATGTTCAATGGCATGGTCTTAACGACCACATCATAATCAAGACCCACCTCAACATTAACTGCTGTGCGGTCAATAGTGATGGAGCCTGATGCCGGTGTTGCATTGTCCAGCACTGAACCATCCGCTTTAACTCGACAAACTTCACCGTTAAGATGTGCCAACCCTGTGACTGTTGAACTGTTGGCCGTAATGGTTACGCTGCAATCGGTGTACTCACTCGATGATACTTTCTCCAGGAATCGTGTTGCTACGCCATTGATCGTTCTGCTGACTACAAAATAGACTTCATCAGCATCAATCACGGTCACTGCTTCAATGGTTCCGGCAGTCACCCACTGAGTCCATGCTGAAACCTCTTGATGCCGCAGCATATTGAACACTGCCATCGTGCCGTCAGCGTTGACTAGCAAGATGTAATTAGCAGTATCACCAGTACCACGATACAAAGCCATATCAACCGGGGCATTAATCAGATGACTCGCCAACAGTGATGCGTTTGTGCTGGTATAACTGTCCTCGGTGTAGCTAAATACAAACTCCCGAACTGCCTCTTTAGTTTTGTCCAGGAATAAGGTTGCTCCATCAATTGATACCGGCCTGAGATTTGATGAACCGTACTGCGTTTGTCGTTTAACCGTTACCTTTTCCGGTGTGACAGGTGAACCGTCAACCATGAACTCCCCACCGGTTGTAAATATCTGCAAGTGCCGCCCGGCATAGAGTGCCGTAACCGCATTAACCTGATCGGTGTCCAACGTGATTGCAATTGATTCATCGTCTAACCCCGACCCCTGATTGAATGAGTAAAAGTCGTTAGTGACCGAACCCCAAACGGTCTGTGGTCTTTTTGTTGACCCACCAAACCAAAGTCGGGCCTGATAGAAAGTGGCGTGTTTCGGCCATCCTTTGGTCGTGGACCAGACCGGTTCCGCAACCATCGCATCACCGGCTAAAACATTGCCCTCAGTAGGACTACTGGCTGCATCTTCTAGCCAGGTATCGAGAACTTTAATCGTTGCGCTGGTGCTGCTGGCTACTGCGGTGATTCTTCCCACCCCTCTCTCACCGGCTGCCCAGGCATCAAAGATACCACCAACGTGCTTGGCTTCAAATATTGCAGCAGATGCCGTCAGCGTAATGGATTCGTGCATCTTGTGCCGGTTAGCACCCAGTGTAAAGGTTAAGGTCGAATAGTCATCATCGAAATCGAACCCTGGCAAGTCTTTAAAGGTGATGTCGCTCAGTGTCCAGTTTGTATGCGTGGACCCTCTGACTAACTTAGCCGGTGGATGAGATTCATGGCAGATAATCATCGTATCTGCTGATTGGGTCCATCCCAACTCAAACAATTGTGCAGTGGTATAAGTGGTGGTGACAGTCGCTTGACTGACTCCATCTTTGTAAATTTCTATCTGATTGTTACTGAAAGTAATCAGGTAGGTTTGTTCGGTATTAAAGCTGAAACTGGCTAGTCGTGTTTCTGAGGATAAGGTATCCAGGTACACCATGCCGGGCCGTCTTGATACGCCACCTTGTGGAGTGGATAAGACATTCTTCGCGGTCGCTGCACCTTGATAATACTGCTTAACATCAACCCTTGCGGCTAACCTGGGATCAAGTTCCCCGGAGTTAAATGTTGTCTGTAATTTTATTGCTCTCGGCATTATCTTGCTGCCCAGAATGGATTATCTGCTACGGCATCAGGCGGCCTTGAACTCGCATCAGCAAACTTAGCTTGCCGCATTTGAGCCTCATAAAATTGTGCGTAAAGTTGTCCTTTAGCGCTGTTGTCTGTCACTGGTACAGCGAACTGTGAGGCTAGATACATTTCCATCAGTTTGACGAAATAAGCTGGCAGTGATGTTTCTGCTGGTTTAAAAATATAGTCCAGTGCTAGAGATTGTTGATCAGAGTAAATCTTATCCCCGAATATCTCATAATCTGATTGCGGTATGACCCGGTTAGCAACCATGTAATCAGCCGGTAACTGATAGGCATACTTGAAGTCATTGATCGGTGTAGCCGTCAGCCGTGATAGGTTGACTTTGCCACTAGCAAAACGCCAACGATGCAGCGATAAAAGGTTTTCGTAACTGGATTGATAAAGGTTTGATGCGACTAAAGCGCCAGCACCACCCTCGGTAAAACTGGATATGGTTCCATGCCCGATTAAGAGCAGCGCATTGGAACACATCGAAATATCTGTTGCCATTCTTGGCTCCTAAGAGCGGACCAACCACCACACCGGAAAGTGGGGTAAATGTAGTGGCGGTCCTAAAGGTTACTTACTTACTCGGCCCATGATACTGAAACAATGCCATCACCATCCCTAGCGACTGCACCGGCTTTCATAACACCGTTACATAACCAGGATGTTTTCTGCGCTATGTAATTCACTTCGGTCTTGATGTCGATCCCGACAGCCAAACCTAATGCTGATTTGTGGTAGCCGAATCCCTCACGAACAGATGAGGCTATATCTAAACCTCCCTCAGTGCGTGATTCTATGGTGTGGAATTTGAAACCCATGAATGTGTCAATGTCACCGGCCATCAGTGCGCGGACATTATTGTAATCAGCGCTAGTGATCGTTGAATCACCCAGCATATCTTCCATCCCGGCAGCAGATACAACGAAATGACGATCCCCAGACGGAACCCCCTTATCGTTTAACTCTTTGCCAGTTTGAATGATTTTAGCCAGGGTTAAGCCAGTTGATGCTGATGCTATAGAGGCTGCTGGTGTAGCGGCATCCAGTGCATCGAGGATTAACTGGTCAAGTCTGCGGCCTAATGCACCAGCTATGGTTTGCGCTAACTCTTGACGCTCGTCAAAGTTAACTTCAGCCTGGTCAAAGATGTCACTGTACTCTGGTGCGTTCCAGTTTGCTAAAGTACAACTGATTAAGCTATGAGATACGCCCATTGCAACAACATCTGCTGATGTCGCTTTCTGGTTCGCCAGGCCTTTGCCCATTTTGCGAAACTTATAGGCATCGCCAATAACGCCATTCCTGACCGTTACGGTATCGCGGAGTTTACCGGACGATTGAAATGCGTGTTTTACTTCTGAGTCGAACTGCTGTTGAGCAGCCGAGGATAATGATGCGGACATAATTGTTCCTTGTGTTTGTTAAATACAACCAGACTTAGTGTCTGGCAACTCGTTTTGGTACGGGTATCCGTTTAAGGGCCGTGTGTACCGCTTCAAGTTGGGCCAATGCGTGTCCGCAAGGGGTATCCAATTTTTAGCTGGATTAGGGTATATTATAACATATTTCGGCTATCCATAGAACTGTTGGAATTTCGAGTCCACTTCCTTACGGAATGACGGTGATTCCTGATAGCGTTTATCTGCAACTAACTCGTCTAATTTCTCTCTGGTCATTCCGGTATTGGCTTGTACCTTAGTGGTATCCACCATCGCTGCATTTTTAGTCTTACCCAGGATCATCTCCAATACTTTGACCTGATCTGCTGTCGTTGCCATGCTCCGGAACACATCCTGTGCCTCTGCTGGCAAATGAGTACTACCCCACTGAGCCAATCCATTAATCATTGCTGGGCCTTGTGGACCCAATGCCTCCATCTCAGCTTTATGAGTCTGTTGAAGATTCTCAGTCGTGTGTTTGAGCCACCCATGAGTCAACGCATCGAACATATCCTGATTCATGTTATGAGCCTTACCGATCTCGCGGATGAACTCAACCGATGGATCACCATCGTTCAACCAGGCAGAACCATCCGGTCGCATCCCCATATCTTCCGGGGCCGACAAGGTGTATTCTTCTGGCGCTCCTGTGAATCCACCTAGCCGGGTCGATAGTTCGTTATAACCTTTGGCTTGCTCTGCGACTGAATCATACTTGTCGCTGAACCATTCTGGCCTGTCACCCTCACCAGTTACCCCCTCTGATAGCATCCATGCCGGTGTTTCGGTTGTTTCAGTAGATTCTTCTGTCGCTGTGCTTTCAGCACCATCCATTAAACTCATTTCTTCTTCCATAATTACCCCTCTTTGGCTAACTTCATTTGCTGCAATATCTGTCGTACTAGATCGTTCTGCCCCTCACGGATGCCAGCAGCAAACTTGGTGCTGCCTCCGAATAGAACCGGACGATCTAACGTAATTGTTGTGAGTCTATTCAATACAAACTCCCCGGCATCGGTGCTAAAACACTCCAAGAATCGTGACGCACACTCCCTTGCCGCGCGTTCTTGTTCGTGCTCTTGTTGTTCATTGGACACTAGGCCGCTCCATTTCATCGCCCATCATCTTTTGTTCAAGTGCCATTTCTTGCTGTGCTTTCTGCGCTGCTGCCA